ATTGGCCGACTCTTCGATTTTATTAGAATCTTTTAGTGTCGGATGTTTTCTGATCCCAACAACCCTACGTTCAGCACCAGCCATCTTATCAATAGCCTTACTAATATCGTGGGACTTCGGGAATCCGCTACCATATACCCACATAAGCGTATCTCTTAACTCGAAACCAGCATCTTCTATCGCAACCGCTATTCTGTGAAATGTTCGAGTATTACCACACCAAGATGTTTTTCCATTTCTTCTAACATACAATGTATGGTATAATGGAACTTCTACACAATAAACAAAATCATCATAATCAACTATTTTAACCACTGGTTTTTTACCTTTTCTTTGATAAACTTCAGGTTCATTTTGTTTAAAATTAATACTTACAGCATATTGTTTGTGTTTTTGTGTTATTTCTCTATTGTTAATTTTCCGTTGTTTTTCTTTACAAACAGTATAATCTGCACTCAATCCAATTTTTAATGCTATTTCTTGCAAATCATCTACTAATTTTTTTGAGCAAGTATAACATCTTCTCCCATCACTATCCCCTCTCATATACCAGTCCAGTAATATTTCTAATTGTCTTGATGACAATTTTTTTATTTCTTCTGGAATATGTTTTAGCCAAGAATAACAATACGGTTGTAAATATTCCGCCAACTGCTTGTTATTTATTCTAAATTTACCGTGTTCTTTATATCTACATATATTAAAATATGGAGAAAGTTCTTTTTCTAACTCATCTAAATTTTCATTATTAAAATGGCAAATTTGTGTATTATAATCGAATCCTGTTTTTATCTTAGTAATTGTTGAACTTCCTTCTGCAATCCATAAACCTAAAAATTTAAGCCAAGTATCCATCGGGATTTTCATTTCAGATATTTCTTTGATTTTATGCCCATTGCTTTGTGTTGTTTTGGGTAAAATAAAATATTCAACATCATCTCCAGTCCATACACCATTTTTTTTCATTTTTATAGCATTTTTAACTTCGTCTGCTCTTGTTAATTTCCATTTACTATTTTTGTATCCACCTAGATACTTAACAAACATTTTATGGTTCGGGGTAACCATTAAATCAATTTTATTCGTCTTGAAATGATATAATTTCTTATAATTATCATACTTAACAATCTCTAATGGTTGTTGATAAATTATTTCTTCGTTTTCTGGATTTAATGTTGCAACAAAATCGTCTTTCGTTACTTCATTAAAATATTTCCAACCTTTTTCTGTTAATATTTCTGTTTCGTTGTCATAACACCCACCAAAAGCAAGCATATGCCCACCAGGCTTCAACACCCTCAGACACTCAGACCAAACCTCAGTATTAAAAGCAATTCCTGATTTATCCCATGATTTACCCATAAACCCCAATTCATATGGGGGATCTGTTACTATCTAATCAATAGAATTATCTTCAAATGTTTTTAATACATCTAAATTATTACCTGTATATATTTTATTTATGTCCACAAATTACTCCTATAATTATTAATAATTTTGTAATTTAATTCTATTGGGGGATATATCTTCCCAACAAACATATTCCCATTCACTTATCTCAGTAATATATAATCCAGTAGTATCAATCTACAATATCAATTGACCAAAATCTGGGGTATTATATGTTGATAAATATATACATCCTCCTGATCCTTTCCAGTAATTGCTATATTTTTTTAATAGTCCAAATTGTAATATACTATCTTTATTAAGTACAGAAGTTGAGTGATATAATATCATAATTACACCTACTATAATTAACTATCGTCAAATATTATATACCCCGATTCATATTTTATTTCAATATTAGATCTAGAAGTATATTTTAATGCTTCTGATAATGCACCATCAACTGTACTAAACTTAGGAAATTTATTGTTACTTGTATTATCAGTTAAATACCAATGGATACCATTTGGCCATTTAGATATTGTAATATGGATGTCAGTTGGAAATCTAAATTCTGATAGTGATTTTCTATCAGTAATTTTTATGCTATCATCTTTAATAAACCATGACCCATTTTGCCGTATATAAACAGTTTTTCCTTGATCTAATTGACGCAAAATCTATTCTTGTATTAAATTAAATAACTCAATGGTAAAAGTATCCCGATACCAGAATAATTGAATGTAATTCTTAAATAGAATTTCCTCTAATTCTATTCGAGTAAATATACTGCAAGTTTCAGGGGTTATCTCCCATACCCAGTGTTTATCCTATTTTACGAAATTAAACCTCATCATTATTCTTATTTTCTCGTAAAGCATTGTGTGCTATCTTACGTATTTTATCATACCCATTAGTTGAATTGGCATCTAAGTTATTAATAGTCAAATATATTATTTGCTGAAGTGCAAGTTTAAGATTGTAATTTTTATCAATATCACGTAGTATTTTCATTTCTATTAATATAGATATAGTTGTCTACGTAGAATAGACAATGACAAATAATACAGCAAACCAAGCTATCCACATCATAATATTGTCATTTGCAGTAGCACGTGTTAATTGAATTATTGCATATACACTTAAAAATATACCCCATAAGATTATCGTCAAATTGCCTGTGTAATTATGCCTTATTTTACTCATGTTATCCTCCTTAATCTAATTTGAACATTGGACAATTTCTACAATTTTTAAACTCTGATCGTTTAGTAGTATCCAGCAATCTATTTCTAAATAATATCATCTTACTATTATACCATATATCTTTAAACTCTAATACATCTTTATAGTTTATACCTGACCCCCATCCCTCTTCGCCTTCAGTAAATGAACAAGGAAAAAATTCACCATCTACATTACAATACAAACTAAAAAGTGTTGATTCACATGATTCTGCAGACATTTCATATTTATCAAAATTAATATCGTTCTTTACTGATTCTAAAAATTTAGGTGCGGAACAAGAATCAAATCCAAATCTAACATTTTTTTCTATTGCATAATCTACTAACTGTTTATACTTAACTGGATCTTTAAGTGGTGTAAATGTATTTCTATTGCCCTTTGGTTTTAGCATTAGAAAAACAATAGCATTTAAGCCATTTAATTCCACTGTATTATAATCATCTATTACTTTAATACAATCATTAAATGTTTCTTCTGATACAAGCTGATGAATATTAACATATTTTACACCGTGATCTACAAGTTTATTTACTGCTTCATAACATATTTTACCATCACCATATCTAGATACAGCAACAGCGCCCATATATTGTTGAATCAAATGTGCTTGTGTATCTGTTAACTTAAATCCATTTATTGTAATATTGGGAATAATTCCTTTTGATCTAGCATATATTGCCATATTCCACAGGTCGGGATTACTATCTAAATCCCCAACACCAAAAGCCAATTGTGTAAGAGTATCGGGCATTAAATTTAGTATTTCCTTAAATGTATCAAATGACATATTTCTACCAATTTCAGTATTTGATTTATAACACCACGGACAAGGCTTACCTAAACCATGACATATAGTAGAAATTTCAATATCCAAAATTTCATTTCCATACTTACACCATTCAGGATCATCAGTTTGATCCTTACCCCACCTAGCAAAAAAACCAGTCTTTCTACTAAATAAATAATGATAATCTTCTTTTGAATAAACCTTTACATCTTCCATTAATTTCTCCTTTTTTATTATGTATTAAGATCGTGGATCATTATATAGTTTAATATCTGGTTCAATTATTTGTATTCTATCATAAACTAACTCTAAGTCTAATGGATTAATAGAACAATCGTCCATTGTTCCATATAATATTGTTGTAATATTATGTGTTTTACATAATGATTTTATTGTATTTAATATTATTGAAATAACTTTATCATTCAAAGATTCTTTCGTATAATTTTCATATTTATTCAAATCATTTGATATTATAACATTTTTCAAAATATATGGTATTTCATAAAGGAAATCGTTTAATGTCGTTTTATTCCAATTATCTATATTATTTATATCATATGTCTAACTTATTCTACTTAAAAAGTGCCTCTATATTATTTCGCTTTGATCTCCATACCCTATTTTATTTAATTGCTCAATAAGCTATTCATATAAATTAATCTTATCATTATATGCAATAATAAAACTACTAGAACTACTATTACTAACAAAACCATGTCTTATTTTCATATTATTTCTTCTTTCCTCGTTTGGAATTTATAACATTTAAAAGTTCTTGTTGAGTTTTAAATTTATTGCGAATTTCATTCTTTATCTTTTCTTTATCAAAATTAAAATCTGTGGCTTCTAAATATTGACAAATTAGAGCATCAGATATATATTCAAGATTACAAATTGGACACCAAGATGATGGTAAATATAAAAATTCTTCTGCAAATAAATACATATCAACATTTTTAAGTGAGTTTAAGCATACCCAATGCGATCCATCATATGCCCACGTAGTCAGAATAAAATAAAGATTTATAAGTTCCAATCTAGGAATACTATCTATAACATCCCAAGTTATAGTAGTCGGCATTGGTACTATTTTAGAATATTTATCAAAATCAGAAACTAATACTTTTAATACCAATTCTTCATTATCGGTATATATTTTAAAAATTTCCTTTTTTAATTCATCTAAGGGTACAGTTTCCAAATCAAGTTGATATTTATACTAAAGAAAAGTATGCCCTTTGGTACATTCTATTAAATCAAAATCATGGGGTTCTGCATCATAACCACCAAATATTTGATTAGATATACTACAAATAAAACTACTAGAACTACTATTACTAACAAATCCTTCACGTATTTTCATTCCTATTCCTCCTGATCATACTCATATTTCTCATTTATTTCTATAATGTCTTGAATCTATTTATCTAATACTTCTTTAATTTCTAAAAATTTTTCAAAATTATCTTTCATTTCTTCCTATCTTTCTTTTGCTACAATCTACTAATCAATAATTTCACCTAATATATGTCCAACTATTCTACCATCCATATATGAATCCATACAACCATATTTATTCTAAATTTCTGTTAAAAATTCAGATGTTGTTTGCTATTTATACTCCATTGCTTTGCTCCAATCACATTTGAATATAGGGGGTTTTATTTAAGTGTATTTGTATTAATAACTAAACCATTTGTGTTTCTTCTTGTATAACTTCCCCATATTTACCAAACGGATTTTCTTCTATTTTATTTTTCAAAAAAATACAAGCCTAACTATCTTCACCAAATAATAATTCTGACATCCGTAAATATTCACCCAATGTAGATTTTTCACCAGTTGATAACACTGTTTCAATATTTGCCAAATGATAATCCCTTTCTTCATCTGTTTCAAATTCAAAATCTAAACTCATATTATTCCTCCTTTAATATGTTATTTATAATACACATAATTCTATCATATTTTGGATTAAAATAAGCATCATCTGTTTGTATACTATATATATACTAAATATCTCTTAATGCTTGTCGTAATGCTTTAACTTCTTCTAATAGTTTTGGAAATTCATTTACGGCAGTTACTATTATATTTGCCGATTTATCATTAACAACAAAACAAGATTTTGTATCTATTATATTATCCAAATCACACATATTCTAATCTTTCATTAGTACAACAGAATCACCAGACTATATAGTATAATGATCTCCTGGATAATTTCCCTAATCTTCTTCGATTTCTTCTACATCCCACGGCAATTCCAATGGTAGAAATAATTTTCTTAATGCTTCTATCTTATTATCCGTCATATTATTCACCTATTATTAAATATAAATTCCTGTATCTCGTAAATATGATATAAAATCATCATATTTACAATCTTTTGTTTG